TGAGGAAATGAAAGCAATCATACAGACTGGTTATATGGGCCGTCCTGCTATTGCTTCTGGTAAACTTATCAACTCAATAGACTACGACATACAAGTTCAAGACGGTGTTTGGACCCTCGTAATAGAATACGCAGACTACGGCAAGTGGGTAAACAATGGTAGAAACCCTGGAAGATTTCCACCAAAAGCAGCGATTGAGAACTGGGTTAGAATGAAAGGCCTTCCTCAAAAAGCAGTTTGGCCTATTATGGTAAAGATAAAGAAAGGTGGTTTCTACTCAAAGAAAATCGCAATGGTTAGAGGAACAGATAAGATAACTGGTAAAACAGGTCAAAGCACCATATACAGCACACCTGTGAAAGGACTTCACTTTACAAGTCCATTAGATAAGAATTTAGAACTTTCCTCTTTACATAAAGAACTTGGTGTTGCGTTTCACGATTACATACAAGAAGAGTTTGATAAAATAAAAAAAGAAATAGGAACGAAATGATAACACCTGTAAAATACCCATACACCGGACTTTGGGCCAACTATAACGGAGTATACAATGGTCTAAACTTTATAGTTGACAGCGACCAGAAATATGTTCCTGGGTTCCGATATATCTGTGAGATTTTCGCAGGTTATGGACCTACTATACAAAACACATTATCAAAAGTTGGTGAGTTGAGACACAACCCTGACATATCATACAACAACCAAGGCGTGTTTGATGTAGGTAGAGTATTAGAAGACTTTCTTACATACAATCTTGCTTGGAACGCATTAGGTCTAAATGATAATAAAAATCACTATAAGAAATACTATTGTAATTTTGGTGAGGAGAAAGCAAGAACTTCAAAAATCTCAAAGATAGAAAATGGTGCTGGAAAGTTTATGATAACTCTGGCAACACCACACGATATGCAATCTACTTATTGGTCTGCTCTAATACAAGGAACTTCATTGGGTCAACTAAATGAACCATATGCAGTCTTACAAGCTCTTTCACCTATTACATTTACGGTAGCACTTCCTTATCAATCAGGAGTTAGTTGGGATAATGCTTACATTATACAAGGAGCATACGCGAGTGGTGGCTTACAAACCTATACAGGTGCAGACGGAATGACATACTACTTATTTAGACATGCTGGTGGTGGTGATGACGCTGCTTATGCTGATGTAGGCGACGGTATCGTAGTTTATTCTACTGACCCAGGAAAGACTTTCGTTCAAGGAAGTTGGCAGATACTTGACAAATACTATGATAGCAACTCCGAGAGTTTTGTCTATAAGACGAATATGCCTTATGTAAATAATATGAACGGAGTTCCAGTTCACATATTTCCACAATCTACTATACAAAGAAAGAACTTATGGACTACAAAACTTGACAACGCTACCGCATTCAATGCCGTATTCCAATACGAAGACATACTTGATTACGATGTAAAGCCTTATGCCCCATATCAAAATACTAATCCTGTTCCAACTACACTTGCGAAGTTTCTTACATATAGACCAAGAACTAAAATGCAAATGTGTCTTTCGGACTATTACTCTCTTGGATTTTTAGGTCAAGACGGTATGCCAGTAAATGGTATGTCAAGAAAGTTTGCGACTAATACAATGGGTGCTTGTGTAGAAGTATGGACCAAATCAAAGCCAACTCCTATATCAACAACAGCCACAGGTAATAGCATAACAAACGGAGGCACTATTATCAATCTTGGTGCAAAATATGCCAACTATACCGCTATAATACTTCCTGGAAGTGCAACAAACGATTTCACAGCAGGAAGTTATATTACCGTTTCTTTTTGGACCAAAGTAGGTTCTACTTGGTCGCCAGGAACATATACAGGAAGAATAATCAAATCACTAATCGCACCAGCAACTGGCTTCGTAATACTTATTGACAAAGTGTGGGGTTCTACACAACAATCTGGCACTTCACACCAATGGACGATAACTGTTACACAAAGAGTTATATTGAGACCATACGACTTTTCTCTTGACGGAAACTCCGATACAAGATTAGAAAAACAACCAGCGGTTCAGGCACCAAGGTGGGAACTTGGTATGGGTCCAAAGAACTTGGCACTAAACAACTGTCAAGAGTTTCAAACAGACGATGTAATAAAATACTTTGTTTACTTATTAGGATACGATGCTAACTTACAAACTAATACAACACTAAACTCTTGCCTTCAAAAATATGTAAAAGCAAGTGAGACTTGGGAGATAGAGATTGTTCCTTGTTGTTCTACATACACACCATATACGGTATTCTGGTTGAATAAACTTGGTGGTTGGGACTATTACACCTTCAAACAAAGAACTGATAAAGTGAGAAATGTAGAAGCAAGAAATCAGTTTAGAAGAAGTCTATACAACTATGGAACTTTTACAAACGGACAGAAAGGTCAAAGCACATATACTACATTATCTAATGACGAGTGGACGCTAAACACAGATTGGCTTACACAAGCAGAGGTTGATTGGCTACAAGAATTGTATGAAAGTCCAGAGGTATTCATAATACTGAAAGACCATACTAATGAGTTCATAAAATCAAAAGGAATAAACTCAAAAGACATTATACTTCCTGTAAATATAACGAACGAACAAGTAATACTCGGAGACAAAAGAAACAGAGGTGAGAAAGGTGGTTTGTTCCAATACTCAATTACTGCGGCTGCTGCGAATAGAAGAGAGAACCTTCGTGGTTCTAACTTCGGTGGAAACTACTGGTATAACAGGTCATAAAAAGAAAAGTAAACAATGGCAAATAGCATAGAGATAAAGATAAAACAAATAGGTCAGTTCCAAAACTACTATGTAGACGGTATTCTTGACCTTGCTGACGACAGTGTTCTAAACACGGTAATACAACTTGTGGATGTTAGAGAACCAGAAAAGAGAGCAACAGACTTCGTTCAGTCGTTCAAACTTCCTGCGACTAAAAGAAACAACCAAGCATTTCAGCACATAAAACTGAAAGGCTTCCAAAGTTATGCTTACAATCCTACGCAGAAACTTGATTGTCAAATCATAGTAAATGGCAACCAGTATTTCAACGGGTATATGCAGGTAAACGAAATCACACAAGTAGACGGACACCCAACTTCGTATGAGGTTACGGTGTATGCTAAACTTGGTGCGTTCTTCAATGACTTAGCCGACAATACAATGCGTGATTTGATTGATGTCAGCGACTTCAACCACTTATCAAACATATACACAATAGCTCAATCGTGGGGACCTATTGGCACAGACCCAATGCTTGGTGCTTACAAATACCCAGACTTGCCACCAGAACCTTTCAAAAGTATATTCTTCAAGCCAGGAATATATTACAAAGGAACTGTAAAACCATTTTCACTTGGATTTGGATATGTTTATCCACCTATATTCGTAGGACAAACTGATAAGGCCCTTTGGTCTACACAAGATTTCAAACCTGCTTTCTATATAAAGACTTTGTTTGATAGATTGTTAGAGAGCCAAGGTGTGAGATATACTTCCGACTTTCTAAACAGTGAGTATTTTAGAAGACTTATTATTCCTTCACAATCCGAAATTGAGGGAAACACAGGAAACGCACAACTTACAGAAACGCAGATAAAGAACGCTTCTGTGTGGGCTAAATACAATCCTACTGGTGGTGTTGGTATAAATAGTAATGTTGGTGCACCAGACGGTGTTGGACCTTTCTTTCCAGTCGTGTCGGTTGGAACAGAGACAGGTAAAAACTATGGACCATACAAACTTATTTTTCCTAATGATACTGTTGCTCCTGGCGAAGACCCTGGCTTACAATACGACAACTCAACAGGAGTTCTTACAATAAAGAAAAACGGAAGATATAACTTGACGGTTCAGGTTAGGACTGCTATTGTTATGAGGCTAAAATACTTTGGTAAAAGTGGCTCTGCCGGAAATCTACACGTGCAGGGTGGAAAAACTATACCTGTAACATTACACATAAGAAATGGTGCCGGCGATGTCGTTGCTTCAAATACAGATAGTTTTGAATTTACAGACGGTGGTGGAAACTTTGAGGCTTCTACTAAACCACTTGCTTGTTCTCTAAAAAATCAAGTGTTATCAGTAGGACAAACTTTCTATTTCACTATTAGTTTCCAAACTACTGGCTCTAACTACAAATACAAAACTTATGACACAACAGTTGCTTTCTGGTATATCGCAAATGCAGGAGACTACAACGGAACTATTGACCTTTATATCAAAGGAACAGAAATAAATGGGACAAACAACCCAAGCGAAGGCTCAAAGTTTCAATTGAATTTGGCTGACACCTCTGTCGCAGACGGTGATATGATTTTGATGAACGACTATTTACCTAACTTGAAAGCGATTGACTTCATAAAGGACCTAAACAAAATGTATAACCTTTATTGGAAATGGGACCCGAAAGGTTTCTTTATTATAGAACCAAGAGATAAGTTCTATACAAGTCAAGGAAAGTATGTCATAAAAGACTGGACCTATAAAGTAGATAATAACGAGGAGCAAAGCATACAACCTCTTTATGACCTTTCTACAAAAGTTTTTTCTTATTCTTATGACACGGATGACACATATGAAAATCAAGACCACGAAAGTGAGACCAAAGAAGTATACGGAACTAAAAGAGTTGCGGTAGAAAGTGATTTCGTAGACGGTGATAACAAAACAGAACTCAGCTTCGCGGCAAGTCCTATGATTGACTTTCTTGGAACAGGATTGATAATGCCAAGTTTTACAGATTACAAAGACGACAAAAGACTTTATCAAAAGCCTGGTCCAAGAATACTATTCTATGGTGGTTTCCAAAAGCAATATGCTTGGGAAATGAAAAACATAAAAGATAAGAAGATTGCTCTTACACACTTTCCTTATTGCGGACACCTTGATAGTCCTACTGCACCAAGGTGGGATTTGAATTGGGGTATAAGCAAGAAATACTATTATGGTTGGTCTAATCTAACACAGAACACTTTATTCAACCAGTTCTGGGGTGATTACATTGACGAGATAACAGACAGAAGCGGACACTTGTTGACAATCAACCTAATCTTATCGGAACTTGATATGATAAATCTTGACATTAGAGACATTATACAAATAGACCAAGTTCATTATAGAATAAACAAGATAACTCACAACCCACTAAACAACAAAGCAGAGGCGGAACTTATCAAGTTGAAAGGTATAAAAGCAACACCTGCTCCTATTGGATTGATAACAGGAATAGCACCAAATTATATTCCTGACCCAGCAGACCCAGGATTAGTTCCAACACCAAAACCACCTGTGCCTACACCACCTAAACCTAATCCTTGGCCTAAACCAGTTCCACCAGTTCCTGGTGGTTGGCCTCAACCTTGGCCTGGACCAAGACCGAGACCTGATGTAGAATGGGGAACTGGAACAATATGGACCCCAGTAGATAAACCGTGGGTTGACGGAAAAAACCCGTGGGTTGAGGGAACTGTTTGGTCTTGGAATACACAAGACGCTACCGGAACTACCGTGACTACAACAACAAGTCCAAAGCCAACACCTTGGAGAGAAGGTTGGAATGATGCTCTTCCTGTTACAATTTGGAATAATACCACTACAAAAGACTGGGTTTCCAACAACAACTATTCTACTATGAACTCTCAAAAGGTCACAGGAGTAAATAATAGAGTTGCTGCTTCATCCGCATTTGTGAGTATTCAGGGTAATAACAATACCGTTGCTGAAAACGCGAAAAACATACAGGTTGTAGGAAACAATAACATTATAGCACCAGGAGTTTCCAATGCTATGGTTGTTGGTGATAATCAGTTTGTAACTAAAAGTAATACTACATTCCTAAACGGTGTAGAACAACCTAATAGAACACCAGGTGCGAGGATTTTGAAATCTCCTTCAAACTCGGCAGGACATAATGCAAGAAGACTTTCAGGTGGTGCAAATTCTACCGATGCGAACATAGTCGTAAATGGAGGACAAGATACGAACTCAAAAGAAATAACATACATACCTTTTGACCCGACTATTATCCAAACTCCTTTTGGACCGAAAACGGCATAGCCGAGAAATATATTTATATAAGAAACCAAATAGAACATATGAGCTGTCAAGATACCGAAGATGTTAGAATAATAGTCAAATACTCTTCATTTCCAGGCGAAACGCCTACAATACCTAATAGCGCCAACCACGAAGATGGAACTTGGCTTCCTACCGACTTATATGTCGGCGAAATGTTTATCAATGCATTTGACAATAAAGCCTGGGTTAGAGGTATAGGTGGTATATTTCCACTTGGTGCCACAGGTGGAACCGTGTCTTTTATAGGTGATTTTGTTCCTGCCTCAACAGGTGGAACATTTTCAGGACCTGTAACGACTACGACATTGACTACTGGAACCGTTTCAGCAGTGTCTATAACTGCGTCAAACATATTCGGAGATGTAATCACAGCCAGTTATTTTATAGGCGACGGTTCAGGACTTACAAATATACAATCAACTTGGAACGGTGGCACGGTGTCAAACCCTGTTGCGTTTTTAGGAGATACAGACCACTATGGTTTTACAAACTTCTATGGCGAACTACAAGGTGATAACGGAGTAATAGATGTAAATTCCAATATAGACGCAAGTGGGTTTGGAATTTCTGCTTCATACTTTTATGGAGACGGTTCTTTCTTGACTAATCTTCCAGTTGGAACATATTCCGACATTTATACAATCTCTGCTACTCTGTCTGGCAACCAAATACTTTTCAATAGAAATGACTTTGCTCCGGCTTACTCTGTTGACCTAACTCCAATCTTGGCGACTGATAGTATAGTTTCTGTTCTTTGGGACAGCCCAGCGTCTTCTTTGGTGATAACATACGGTTCAGGATACGAAGTGTCAACCATTATTGATACCTTCACAAACTTTTCAGCACAGAACCTAACTGTAAACAACGCTTATGGTGGTGTATTCTATGGTGAATTTGTAGGAACTTTTTCAGGACCTATATCAGGAGACATATACACAACATCAGCAACACTTGTTGGAACAGAGGCAATCTTTGATAGAACAGACGGAATAACATATTCATTGGACTTATCAACTCTTTCTGGTGGTGGTTCAGGTTCGGTTGGCCCAACAGGTGCTACCGGACCACAAGGATATAGAGCAGTAATGAACTTATCATATGAAAGTTCTTCACTAACAATCGGAATAGGAACAATCACACTACCTATTGGTGTTCCAATAAACAATTTAGGTTGGCAACAAGGCACAAGAGTTAGAGTATGGCATAGTGATACCGAATATATGGAAGGACAAATAACTACTGTTATTACTAACCCACAAACAGCTGGTATAAATGTAAATATAGACTATGTTGTTGGTTCAGGTTCTTTCGGAGAATGGTATGTTGGTATCGCTGGTGATGTTGGTGCAAGTGCCACAGCAGGAGCAACACCTTCATTGGCAGAAGTTTTAGCAATAGGTAATACAACAGAAAACAATGACATTGTTTTATCAAATAGTCCTATAACCGGAACTTCGGATAGTATAAGAGCATTTGGAAATGCATTTGCAGACGCAAAGTTTTCTTTTGAGGACTATGGTAGTGGTGGATATGCACCAACAATGAGAACAGATGTGTTGTATAGACAAAACTATGTGAGCGTTGGGGACCAACAGACATATATACACAATAGTTATGCTGACGCTGGCACAGACGCATACTCACAGATAAAAGTAGAACCATTGAGTTTAGAGTTGAGAGCAGACGACTTAGCTGTGGCACAAGGAGCAACTATAAATCTTTCACCATACCAAATAGATACTGCTGTTACAACAGGAATAAACTATACACAAATTACACAAGGACAAACAAATATACAAAGCATAGTTGATAGTGGTTATTCAGCTACTGGTTCTTCTAGATTTGATATGTTTTACAACGAAACGGTAGCAAAGACAGATTGTATAATAGACGGAGGAATAGGCACATTGTCGTCAGGTCAAAGAACATATCAAGACGGTGCCGGCACAATAGGTTCCGAAATCACAACGAGTAATATAACACAAGGATTTTACGCTAACATATACAACTGGTTTGACCCGTCAACAGCAGCGGTAGAAAACATATTCTCAATAACAGCGGCAAACCCATACGGGTCATCATACATAACAAACATAACACAAAGAAAAGACGAGATAAAAGTTCAAGGAAATGTAGGAACATTCCGAGGTATAGAATATGTTGATGACTATTCTGCTGAATTTACAGCAAACTCATTGGTAACAAAAGACTGGGTAATAAACAACCAAGCAACTTCATTGACTGACACAGTTTGTAATAGAACAGACGAAATCTTTGTAGACGCTTCTGGTGGTGAATACGAATGTAATCCATATATCTACCCTACAATTTCTTACACAACTATTCGTTCAGCTATGAGTGGTGCTACGGCAGCAATATATGTTGACCCTGATACAATAAGACTAAACGTAGTAGAGATACCAGGTTCATACGAGAGTGAGGTAACCATAACAGACGAAGTTCTAACAATGTATGGTGGTAGAAGCGATGTGAATAACCAAACAAGTTGGGGTATAGAACTTGGAACAGAAGTGAGAAGATATAGATACGAACACCCTTCTGCTCCTTGGGGCGATGTAGATAAGTTTGAGGAAAAAAGATTGGTTCTACACCAGAAGTTCACTAACGAAAGTGGAGTTCCAGGACAACTTGACCTTTACTACGAAAACTTCGTTCAGGACGCAATAAATGATTTTGAGATTGACTTTTATATAATGAATAACGAAGTTCAGGTGTCAAACAAAAGGTATATGACTAAATCTTACAAAAGAAGAGTATACTACAACACTTCAAATCAACCAACAATACTAATACCAGACGAAACAAAACAAGGAGATACACTAAACCCGCTATACGATAGTTGGAGTATAACAACGGTTGATACGGTATACGGAACGAAGTATCGTCTTGATTATACACTTGACAGTTCATACGACTACTCTGTTACAATAGTAGTAAAACAGACTGCAAAAAAATACTAATATAATATGAGTTTTGATAGAAAAGGAGAAGATTTTTTCATAAGTGGTTCGGTGAGTGCGGTCTCATTTTATGGTGACGGTTCTAACCTTACTGGTATATCTGCTGGTGGTGGTGGAGGACTTACAGGTTCAGGAACTGCAAACTACATAGCAAAGTTCACATCGGCAGGAGTTCTTGCTGATAGTAATATAAGAGACAATGGCTACCCTAATGGAGTGAGTATAAACTACGCACCACAAACAGGAGTTCAATTAGCAGTAGGAAACGCAGTAAATGAAACAACAATATACTCGCTAAACAACTACGCGACATCGTCAACTACAAGAGCAGGATACTTTGAGAACTACGCAAATGGTGGAACTGGTTCCAAACTTGGTATTGAGATTTTGGTTCCTCCGGGAGCGATAAACTATGGTTTGAAAATTCAAGACGGAAGACAATCACCAGGATATGTTCTTACTTCGGACGCTTCTGGAAATGGTTATTGGGCTGCACCAACAGGTGGTGGAGGTGGAGCAACTCCTTCTTTATCACAAGTTCTTACAACTGGAAACACAGCATCTACTGATATAGATATGAACCAATACCAAATTCAAAATGTTTCTGTTATTGACGCAGACGGAGATGTTGGTATTGATACTATAAATATGATAAACGCGTCTTTATTGACACTAATGTATAATACATAAAAAAAGAAAAATATAAAATGGCTTCAACACTAAACTTTACAACCGTTCCTTTCACAAGAGTAACGCAGTTTGCACCAGCAGACACTACTGTGGCTAAGGACATACTTCCAGCAAACCCTACACAAGCAAGAAGAGTATATGGCATCACGGTATGGACTGACGAAAGTGCTGCGAAAGATGTCGCTCTACACATTTCCGATGGAACAACTACTTGGGAACTAACTACCGTTGCTATTCCACTAAACGCAGGTAATACAAATGCTATTGTTCCAGTAGACTTATTTGCGAGCACGCAAGTTTCTCCTTTTATCAAAAACAGAGATGCTTCTGGCGCACCATACTTACACATACCAGCAACTTGGTCTATAAAGTTGGCATACAACGCAACAATGACTGCTGCTAAGTTAGCAAACTTTATAGTAATAGGAGAAACTTACTAATATGAATAGAGGACTTGAAAACGGATTTATACTTGGAAATTCCAAAGGAATGTTATCTGGATTAGGTTCTGGATTGCAATCTGGTAATGTTATGACTAATAGGTTGAATATGTTGAACCCTGCTGCTATAACTGACCCAAAGACAAAACCTGTCTTTTATGTAAATGCCGACAATGTGGCACTAACTTCTGGTGCTATAAGCATTGTATATAATCTTGTAGACGCACTTCCAGGAGACCTTCTTCCAAAAGTAGAAAACATATTTACACAAGCAGCAGGAACTACATATCGTCCACCGTTGGTAGTCGGAGGACTAAACGGTAAAAACTATATGAATTTTGCAGATACAGGTAATAGATACTTGGAAAGTGCACCGGCTGCTTTATACGCACAAACTGCTCCACAGACAAGTGGAATAGGCTTTACTTATATTTTTATCATAAAAAGATTGCCAGGAGCAACAAGAAGCATACTTGACGGAAGAGACAGCACAACTCTTGCAACTACTAACGACATACTTATTGAGGTAAACGCAGAAGGTAGAATAACATTTGACTATAAAGGAGGAAACTCTGGTTCGGTAACAAGTCTTACAGGAACTGCTGGTGTGAACCTACTAAACAATTGGTCTATATTGACGATAAAGACACAACTACGAAACGATGGTGGTTATATACCAAGTGATAGTGATAACTATGGAACGATTGCAAAAAGATATGCGATGCCTTGTGGTGCCAAAATAGGAAATCCTGGTGTTATTGATATATTCGTCAATGGAGTAGAACAACAGAAGACAATAACGACAAATACCTATACTAATGCAGACTACTACAATGACGGCACATTTAGGATGTTAGATAGAGATATATTTATTGGTAATAAAGGAAATGTATTTGGAACAAGTGGAACTCATATAGGTGCTTTTCTAATGATACCCACTTATATAACAAAAGGACTACAACAAAGACTTGAAAACTATTTCAGGTGGTATTATTCACTGCCTTTCTAAAAAGAAAATAAAGATATGTATATACTAAAACCAGAATATGTCGGAACTATAATGGAAATCATTAGAGAAGAAATGAAAATAGTTTTTGACACTACAATAGAACCACAAGAAAAATACGAATACTTCTATAACATAGGCTTTGATTGGGCCTTTGACATAATATAATACGACAATATGAGCCAATTGATAAGAGACTTACACGATAAATATATTCTTGACTTTGACCCAAACTCAAACAATATGGTCGTATACAAATACTGTCCTGCCACCTTCTCAAAAGCAGAAGGTGAATTCATATACAATCAGTGTGCCACATTTTCATATTCACCTTCTACTGGTGGTGGTTCTACACAATCTGGTATTGCTGGTTCTTGGTATGATACGACTTCTCAAACAACGACTGCAAACACACCAACAAAAATGTTCTGTGATACGACTTCGTTTGAGAACGGTATAACTAAAAAACTTGGTTCTAACTTTGAGGTCTCAAATGCTGGTAGATACAACTTGCAGTTTTCAGTTCAGTTAGACCAATCATCGGGTGCCGGTCACCATATCTTTATCTGGTTCAGGAAAAACGGTGTTGATATACCATACTCAGCAAGCGAAGTAGCTATACAAGGTTCATTGGCAGAAAGCATACCTTCTTGGAACTTTATATTTGAACTGGAAGCAGGAGACTATGTAAATGTAATGTATTCTGTTACAGATAGTGATGTATATCTAAAAGCGGTGGCACCAGGAACAATACCAGGCATACCTTCTGTAATCATAACAATGTGGAAACTATAAAAACGAATAGCAATCCAACTATATTTCTATAAAACAACACAACTCTAATGGACGAAATAAAAATCAAGGCGCTCATTGACGCGGCAGATAGTGCCAAGACAATACAAGAACTGAAAAAAGCGTTGAGGGACCTGAAATCCGCAGCCGTAGAGGTTGGAGAAGGTTCGGAAAGTTTCAATAGAATAACACAAGCCGCAGGTCAAGTTAGCGACCAGATTGGCGACCTAAACGCACAGGTAAAGAACCTTGGTGACGACCTATTCAAACTACGAGGTGTCGCTCAAATAGGACAAGGAATAGCGGCAGGATTTGCTGTGGCACAAGGTGCTATTGCCATGTTTGGTGCAGAAAATGGAGCATTAGAACAAAGTCTTCTAAAAGTAAATGCCGCAATGTCTATGCTGAACGGTGTAATGGCTATTGGTGAACTTTTACAAAAAGAAAGTGCTGCTGTTTTACTTACACAAAACATTGTGAGAGGTGCAACCGTAGGACTTGTTGGTAAAGAAACCGTTGCGAAGGCACAACTTGCCGTTGCTAATGGAACAGCAACTCTAACTCAAAGAGCTCTAAACGCAGCAATGACTGCAAACCCAGCAGGTATTCTTATCGCGGCTATAACCGCTCTTGTTGGTGTATACTACCTATTCTCTTCCAGCACAGACGAACTAAAAGCAAAGAACGACGCACTAAACTCTTCATTAGAATATAGTAGAAAACTTCTTGACGCACAAGAAGATGCTGTCATAAAAGAAATTGATAACAGAAAGAAACTTGCTGAAAGTCGTGGTGCTGACGCAAAAGAGATTTCTAAACTTGAATTAGAAAAACTAAACGAACAGGAAAAGTATGCGAAAAAGAGAAAGACCGCATTAGAAAACGAACTGAAAGCAGAGCGTAAACAAAGAACTGATTTGATTTTCCAAGGAGAAGACGACCTTGCAAAAGAAACTAATACTAAAATAGAAAAGAAACAAGAGGAACTTGACAAGATTGATAATATGCTCCAAAAAACGGTTGGTTATGAAAACCAATACGCATTGGAAAGAGAAGTTATCCAGAACAAACTAACTCAAAGCGAGAAAAAGGAAAACGACAAAAGACTAAAAGACAACAAAAAGACTACTGATAGCAAACTTGACAACGCGAAAAAGTTCGCTGTTGATATGAATAAGGTCAATGCAGTAATCTATGACAATGAGATAAAAATGCAGGAAGCACTTCTTTCTACTTGGGGTGATACTTATGATAAAAAAGTCTTGGAACAACTTTCAGCAGAAGCAAAAGCAAATAAAGAAGTTAGCGACGCACAAAAAGAACTTCTAAATAGTTTACAAGAAGACTACCTAAAAAGCGAAGACTTCCTAAAACTAAAAATAGAGGTTACAGGAATAGAAGATACAAGGTTCCAATCGGCTTGGAACAACTTTCTAAAATCAAATAACATTGAGGCACAGAAAGCACAAATTGCTTTGAACTTGATACAAAAGTCTGGTGAGGAAGCAAGAACTGCTATATCGGCTCAGTATGCCGAAACAAGAAAAGAACTTGCAGAACAAGAGCGTAAAAGAATAAGAGAGTTGTTTGAGGAAAGCACTAAAATCGTATTGGCACAAGACGAGTATAAAAGGTTCTATGAGTTCCTAAACATACAGATTGATAAGTTTTCCACAAATATAAAAGAACAAGGTAAAGCACTTGACGGATTTGACGCAAAGAACAAACAATCCGCACAAGAAAGGATTGATGCAATAAAGGCAGAGATTGCCGCAGAGGAACTAAAAATACAAAAGAATAAAGAGGTTGACGAAAAGAATAACGAGATAAACAGAACGCTTATGGAACAAGGTTCTATAACTCGTGATAACTACGAAGATACTCTAAAACTAAACGAGAAGGCAATAGACGATATAAAGGCGGTAATAGCAACAAAGAACGAACAGATTACTGCTATAAACGGAGAGACAGACGCACAATTACAATACAACAAAGCATTCAAACAATGGTCCGATAACTTGGGACAGACAGAAGGAGAACAAAAAAGTCTAAACGATAAGATTGGTGAGTTTGTGAATACTGTAAAAATAGGTCAACTTGTATTCAATGAGTTGCTAAATGCTGCACAAGAAGGTGGTGAACTAACTGGCGCACAATGGAAAAAAGGATTTGACAAAATAGCAAGTAATGTAACTGCTTTTGCGCAAAGCCTTGGAGATGTAGAAAGCAACATAAATGATTTTGGTAAAGCAGTAGACTTTGCACTCTCTGGTATAAAACCAGTTTCTATTCCTGTAAAACTTGATAAGACAAAAGTAGAAAAAAATAGTTTTATAGAAGGTCTAATAAGTGAAATAAAAGAAGACGGACAGATTATAGAGACCGAACTGGATGATTTTGGAAGAAAACTAGTAGTAACTCTTGAAAATAGAGCAGGTGAAATATATCAAACCATTACAACTGCGCAAGAAAGAACTGCGGCACTTACATTAGAAGGTGCAACAACAGTTCTTGCTCTAAACAGAGGTATAAATGAGGACCAGGTTGCTGATAGTCTAAAAGCAAATGTTCTTTTGGCAGCGATATACAAAGACAAAAATGACTTGATTTTATCACAAGAAACAGAGATAACAAATGCTGTTAGAAAATCAGCAGAAGCAAAAGTTGCTGCTATAAACGCACAAATACTTGCTGATACAAATCAAACAGATAGCACAAAAAAACTTACTGCGGACCAGATTGCTGAACTTGAAAAGTTGAAAACAAAGTTTGAGGGCTATAAAGATTTGTCTTTCAAAATACAACCACTTGACGCAAAAGATTTTGGTCTTGATGCTCTTGCTACTGATTTTGAGGCACAACTTGTAGGTCTAAACGATAAACTGAAAAAGAGAAGAGACGATGTTGTAAAATTGGAACAACAAACATATGAGGAAAGTTTGTTTCAACTATTCAAAAAACTTGACGCGGGTCAAATAACACAAGAAGAGTATGATAAGAAACAAACAGAAATGAAAATCAACCACGAGCAAAACCTTCTTGTAATAGAAGTGTCTTATGGTGAAAAAGGACAGGAAGCTCTTGTTGATAGTGCAAAGAAAAGAAGAGACTATATCAAAACGGAACAAGAAAAAGAAAAAGAAGAGCGTTTCAAAAGTATAGAAATGATGGTTGATTTAGAAAAACAAGCAATGGATGTTTATCTACAATGGCTCGCTCAACAATATGCAGAGGAAGATAGATTGAGCCAACAAAGATTTGATGCGAGGATTGCTCTTATTGACGAAGAGGAAAAGGCTTATGACGATGCTCTTGCAAACAGGACTGCTGCCGAACAGCAGGCTATTGATATAAAAGAAGAGTTTGACCTTCGTAGAGACCAAGCAGAAAATGAAAGAAGAAGAGAGCAAAATGACCTTGCGGAAAAGCAATTTCAGGCACAGAAATACAATAGTTTAGCACAGATTGCTATTGAGTATGCCGTTGCTATTGCAAAGGCTTGGGGAACTGCTGGACCTTTTGGTATTCCTATGGCTGCGTTTTTAGCAACACAAGGTGGTCTTGCTGCTGCTGCTGTCGCAATGCAAGAATTTGTTCCTTCGTATGCTACTGGTGGTCTTGTAATGGGACCTGGCGGACCGAAAGACGATAAGGTAAAAGCAAATCTTTCCAATGGTGAAAGTGTTATCAATGCCAAATCAACAAAAATGTATGCTCCACTTTTATCAGCAATCAACCAAGCAGGTGGTGGTGTCGCAATACCTAATCTAAAAAGTGGAGGTATAATAATGCCACCAGGAGCAAACATACAAAGCGTCAGCGTTGTGAACTCTTCTGCTGTCGTTAGTTTAGACCAATCAAGTATACAAGCAATTGGAAACGCAATGAGTTCTCAACAGATTACAGTTCAAGAAAACACAATCAGCAACGCACAAGAAAAACAAGCAAAGGTGGAACGCAGGACAAAGTTCTAAAATCTACGAAAAACACAAAAAATATACTTTTGATATATGGAAAAGAAAATACCTACCTATAAAATAGTTGTCAACCCAGACGACAGCGAGACAGGCGTATACGCAGTCTCATTGGTAGACCAACCGGCCATTGAGGTTGATTGGATAAAACTTGCAAAAATAGAAGAACTTTACTTCTCGGCAAACAAAGACAAGCAAATGTTATTCGGACCTATGCTTATTCCTAACAAACTCATATTTAGAAGAGACGAAAAAGGAAACGAGTATAACATTGTATTTGACGAAGATACAATTCAAACAATCGCTGATAAATACAATGAGAATAAACTTGGTGATGTATTCAACTTCCAACACTCCGATAAGAAAGTAGAGGCAGTTCTTTTACAGAATTGGATTACAGGAGAAAACGATAAGTCAAAAGATTTTGGATTTGAACTTCCAAAAGGAACTTGGTTTGGTGGTGTCAAAGTAAAAGACGAAGACTTTTGGCTTACAGAAGTAAAAACTGAAAGAGTGAAAGGTTTCTCTGTTGAGATAATGGCAGGAACTGAACTAATAGAAATGACTTCCGAAATGGAAGATAAAAATAAAAACACAAAACTTATGGAAATCAAAACAAATGAGGGTGTTGCCTTATATTATGATGGTGCAGAAGTTGCGGTTGGAACAGCATTATTTACTGATGAGGCAATGACTATTGTTGCACCAGAAGGAGCACATATGCTGGAAGACGGAAGAGTTATTACATTGGATGTAAATGGCGTTATTCTTTCAATCGCAGAAGAAACACCAGAGATTGAGGTTGAGGCAGCGGAAGTTGCTACACCGGCAGCTACTGATGTTCTTGCAGAGGTAATGCCTATTTTTGAGGAATTGAGAGGTATAATGGCTGAGTTATCTACAAGACTTGACAAGTTAGAAAATGTAGAGACTACGGAAGAGGAAGCAACTACTAATGCAGAAAACCTTTCTAAAATCACAGAACTTGAAAACAGAATAGAGTTACTTAGCTCAATGGCTGGTGCTCCGTCAATCGTAAAGAGAGACGACAACACAATGAAAAGAGAAGCAAAGGAAGCGGCAATTGTCAGCAGAATAGAAGCTCTAAAATCTACGAAAAGATAAAGATTTATACTTTATGTATAAACGAAAAAAAAACGAAAACAAAATGAATAAGTCAAACTTCAAGCTTGCGTTCACAGACAACACAACTTACTACGGTAAAGATTTGGAAGGTTTCTACGCTGCTGCTTTACTTACAGGGAACTCAAAAAGCGAGTTCAAACTAATACCTAATGTGAAATCAAAGGTAAAACTAGGACAACTTGACCTTGGAAACATTCTTCAAGACGCTGATTGTTCTTTCTCGTCTACGGGCGAAGGAACTTTATCTCAAAAAACTTTTGAGGTATGTCCTATAAAAATCAACTTGGAATACTGTCAAAGAACTTTTGAGGTAAACTATTTATCCGAGTTATTGAGACCAGGTTCTAATAGCGACCAAGTTATGCCAGATAGTGTTGAAAGCTTCTTACTTGCAAGGTCTGCTGAAAAAATCTCTGCTGATACTGAAAAGTTAGTATGGCAAGGTAATACAGCTACTGCTTCTTACCCATTAGCTCTTTGCGACGGTTTAGAGAAACAACTTTTAGCTGACGCTGCTGTTGTTGATGTTGCTGCTGGAACATTATCTGCTTCTAACATTATCGCAGAATTGACAAAAGTATATAACGCTATTTCTAACACGGTTATTGACGCAGAAGACTTACGTATCTTCTTATCTCCATCAGCACATAGATTTTACAGAGCTGCATTAGCGTCTGCTTCTGCCGAAGCATACTACATGCAAAACTACGGAGAACTACATTTCTTGAATGTTAGATTGTCTGTTGCTCCTGGTATTTCAACTAACAAAATGGTTGCTGCTAGAAAATCAAACTTACTTTTATTGACTGACTTGATGTCGGATTTTGAGGACATTATGATTTTGCCACAGAAGCAAACGAGTGGGGTTCCAGTAGTGCGCATGGTCGGAGAATTCAAATTTGGGGTTGGATATATTTTCGGAAGCGAAATCGTATTCTACAACTAATAAAATAAAAACAAATAACGGGGCTTCGGCCCCTTTATAGAAAAAAATATAATAATCAAAATGGCAATATGTAATGCTTTATCGGCAGGCCTTGACAAATCGTGTGACAACAACGCAGGTGGTGTAAACAAAATCTTTATTACGGATTTTGACAACGTAGCGTTTTCTGGAATAACGATTGGTGCTGCTACTTCTCCTCAAACAGGAGACTGGGTTGACGCTATAACTATGATTTCTGGCGATTTCTACGAAGTGAAAACCAACAAAAATGTATGTAACTTTACAGAAACGGTAGCAGTTGACCTTGCTAACGGAACAACTTACTTCAACCAAGTTGTAACATTAGAACTTTCTAGAAGAGAGACTACTAAAAGAACTTTCATTGACAAACTAATCGCAGGACAAAAACAACTTCGTTTGATTGTTCTTGATAGTAATGGAAACTACTGGTTGTTTGGATACACAGAGGGTTCTTATGTAACTGCGATTGAGGGTGGTTCGGGAACTGCAAAAGCTGACAAAAACGGATATACGGTGACTTTCACTGCTATGGAACCTTTACAAGCTTGGCAAGTAGACCCAACAATCGTTGCTGCAATCACAGCATAATCTACAATCAAATAATAACAAAAGAAAGCCCGCCGCCTAATATGGAGGCGGGCTTTTCTTATACAAAAAAATATAATCAAAATGGCAATATGTAATGCACTAACAGCAGGCTTGGATAAGTCCTGTGATACGAATGCAGGTGGTGTCAATAAAATCTTTATCGCGGATTTTGTGAGTTTGTCTCCAAGTATAAGTGGTGGAGAAATAGCGAATATATCTCCTGACCTAAACGAAGGAATATATGTTGTGACTACCGTAGCAACAATAAATACAACAATCACTGCTGGCAACTATTTCATAACTACAATAGAAGTAGCAGGTGACCTAACAGATAAGATAAAAGTTGGAAAGCAAATCAAGTTCTCATATAACACACAAACTGGTGGTGGAAACTGGACTGGAAATCTAGCATCAGTCTCATACAATTCTGGAACAAATAAAACTACTATTACACCAGACTTTGCTGGTTTCACACCATCGGTTGGTTTAGTTTCGGCCGGTGCTGCACCAAACAACACGACTAATCAGTCTATAACTACATTTCTATTCTGGGAAATAAAGACAAATAAAAATGTATGTAATTTCACAGAAACTATACAGACTGATATGACTAATGGAACTACTTTCTTTACTCAAACGGTAAATGTTGTTTTATCAAAAAGAGAGACTACAAAAAGAGAAACCCTAAAAAGGTTTATTGACGGACAAAAGCAATTGGTGCTTGTTGTTCTTGATACTAATGGAAACTATTGGTTATTCGGACTTGTAGAAGGTGTTTATGTAACAGCAATGGAAGGTGGTTCAGGAACTGCGAAGGCAGACCAAAATGGATATACAATCACTTTTACTGCAACAGAAACTATACAAGCATATGAATTTGCTTATTCTAATCTTGCTCCTTATTTAGTAGGATAAAAAACAAACCCAGAGCAATCTGCTCCGGGAGACCCAGGTTGAGGCCTGGGTTTTTTATTTTACTGGAACCGAACTCTCAAAAAGGTAGTTCGCTCTCACATCATACTTATCAAGGCCATAAGACCTGAATACTTCTTCGCTGTCTGCTATGATTTTTACTAACTTGTCATATACTGCGTCAGCCGGCGAGATTATAGACTTTGTGATAAGCAAGTAAACAAAAGTGTCATTTGCCGTTCTGTGGTGATATAACGCGTCTACTAATACTTTGTCAAGGATTACGGTCTCATACATTCCGCCTTCTACTGACCTTTTGATTTCTACTCCTCCTGCGATTGCTTTTCTCATGTCTTTCATAATGTTTATGTTTTTAGTTTGTCTTACAAATATACGGAGGTTATTCCGAATAAACAAACAATCACCGAAATATATTTCAGGTATGATAATGCTAAAACCAGGAACCACCGATGCCGTCTTTACTCTAAACGAGAAGTTCGGCTTTTTCTCGCCGTCTGTTTACACATACACAGACTTGTTTTTCTACTTTCGTTTTGAGAACGAATTGAACTATTCAGTAATAGACTTCTCTAAAACTTCTTTGTTAGATTTAGGAGACGGAACCAGATATAACAAGTTTGCAATCAGCTCCACTTTCTCGGCTACCGCTTCGGCTGGAACTAATGAGACTTGGGACAGAACTTATGACATACACTTATTTGGTGAAAACAATGATTTAGGTTCTGGTTGGAACTATACAATATGGGCTTGTCAAGGACCAGTTCCTTTATCAGGAACAATCTCTTTACCATCAATGACACAGAGCACTCCTCCTGTCATAGTAGAAACTGGACGAGTTAGGTTCACAGAGCAATAAAAAAACACATAAACAAATGAAAATCTTCGGCTACGAACTTACAAAAACGCAGGCACAAATTGCCTCACCAATACAGGAAATAAAAGACGCTGTTGATGGATTTCAACTTGGTGCTGAAACAGACCTTCCTGTAATAAGAGAAAGCAGGAACAATGAGTGGGTTGACTATGGTATAAACAACCTTTATCCTGAATACCTGAAAGATATGTATAATACATCACCAACACACAATGCTATTGTAAAAACGAAAGCACAAATGGTAGTTGGCGAAGGATGGGAAATAAACGACGAACTTCTTGACGAAAAGGCAAAGGTCGCAGTTAGACAGATAATCAACCAGGTTTGGCGTGACGCGTATGAAATCTCATTAGATTATCAAATCTTTGGAGCAATGGCATTAGAAACTATATGGTCTCTTGACGGTCAAAGAATAGTTGAGGTAAATAGAATTGACCCAGCAAAGTTGAGGTCTGGAAAATATGAGGACGGAAAAGTATGTGAGTGGTTCTACAAAAGAAACTGGGCTGACAGAAGAGAAGACGCAGTAGAGATATATCCTTTTGCGGAAGGAGACTTGGAACATAAAAGACAACTTCTTTACCACGCAGGTCAAAAGGTTACGAACGAGTATTATGGTGAGCCAACCTATTTGGCTGCAATGGACTGGGTGTCATTAGAAAGTCAAGTTGGTTTATATTACAAATCTCTTATAGAAAACGGTTTCAATCCTTCTATACTTGTAAAGTTTTATAGAAAGCCAGGAACGCAAGAAGAAAGAGACGATGTAGTAACAGGTCTAAAAAGAACTTTTGGTGGTGTAAAACGCGCTGGAAAAGCAATGGTAATGTTTTCCGACGGTAAAGACTTGGCACCGGATGTTACACCAATAGACATACAAAATGTAGACAAGCAGTTTGTGGCAATCGCAGACCAAATAACACAGAAAATACTTACAGCTGAAAGAGCAACAACTCCTGAATTATTTGGATTATGTGTGCCAGGCCAACTTGGCTCAGGAGACTTTGAGGTAAAAGTAAAGTGTTTCAACAAGTTTGTAATACAACCAGACCAAATGGCATTTGAATATGTTGTAAACAAGTTATTACTTGCTAACGGTTATATGGTTGATTTCAAACTCAAACCAATGACGATATAAAAATAAAGAAAAGATAATGGCAACTTGGGTCACTCAACAATACCTAAAATCGTTTACACCAATCAACAACAATGTTGACGCAAACGACATAGCACCGCATGTAGATACGGCGCAACTTATATACACAAGAGAACTTCTTGGAAAACTTCTATACGATGACATTGATACGAAATTCAAAGCAGGAACTCTAAACGCAATAGAGACTGAACTATTTGATATACTAAAACAACATATCGCTTATAGAGCAACAGAGACTGCTATACCTTTCTTATCAATCAAGATTAGGAATAAAGGAACTGTAAAGTTGAGAGACGAATATGCAGAACCGGCTTCTATTGAGGAAATGAAATACCTACGACACGAACTGAAAAACAGAGCAGAGTTCTTTGAAAAGAGAGCACAAGAGTTTTTGTGTCAATACTCTACTGACTTTCCATTATGGACGGCAGGTCAAGACGCAAACGGAAAGAAGCAACAAATTTGGCCTAACCCTAACAATCCTTATGATAGCGATGTCTATTTAGAGGACAAAGATAATTGGGACCTAAAAAGAAACAGATACTTATACGGACCGAATGGTTCATTTCCTAATAGAGGATACTAAAAAAAGCGACTTTGAGGGTCGCTTTTTCGTTTTAGAGTATATTAGTATTTATTATATCATGATGTTGCATCTTTTAGCACCTTTGGAGTGCATTTATCAATCTCTACCTCAAAGTATTCTCTCGGTATTTTCACCGTTAGAAAGTGGTGCCCGTTGGCAAATCTATTTACGAGGTGAACTCTTGCTCGCAGACCTTGTCCGGCAGTAGCAGTATGATATACAAACCCCGCAGTTTTGATTAGTCTTCTCAACTTATCTGTTTCTATGATATAAGCAATCTCGTGGTCTGGAAAGTAATACACAAATAAGTCTGCCTTCGTCGCATTGACACCACTTGCCGTTCCATTACATTGGAACTCTATAACCATATTTCCAGTCTCACCATTGTATGTTTCATATCTGTCTGTTTTTACTTCTACCGACTTATGTGAGCCGTCATACATATAAAAGTCAAATTCTTTTAGTTTTTGTTTGTCCTTGCTTTCGTTGAAATATACCCAACTCCAACCGAAGT